ATATTATTATAATATTAAAAATTAATATAAATAGGCACATATTTTCAAGGCATTTTTTATTTTATAAAAAAAATTGATTTAAAGATTCGCCTTTATTATATATATAATAAAGATGACATATCTGCAAGATAAAATAAATACGTTTTTCAAAAAAAGAAATGAAATATTAAAAAAACCGCTTGAAAAAATTATAAATGCTATGTTAAATAAGTGTAAATATATAAATGGGGAAAGTTTAGAGAGACATAATTGGGGAAATAATCCAATTAAATTAAAACATATACCAAAAAACATTAATTTACCTTCATTTGAAGAAGATTTATTAAATAACCTAAATTCAGAAGATAATGAAAAATCAATAGTAGAATTATTATGGGGAGACATACAGCTTGGAAAAAGAGTTCAAGCATGTATAATTATGTGGATTTCAGTTCATATACTAAAAAGACCAGTTTTATACATTTTTAGAAATTTAACAATAGACCAAAAACAATTACAAGATGATATAGTTGGAACAGAAAATTACAATTTTAATATTCAATTTATAAAAACATTATTTCAAGAATTTAATAATGAACTTCAAGAATATTTTGAGGAAACAAATGTTGAATATTGGAAAGATTATAAACTTCCAGAACTAAAAGATATAAATAGCAATGATATTATTAATAAATTAAGTAATAAAGAAGCAATAAATTCAAATGACATATTTTGTTGTTTAATGAACAATACTCAGTTAGCAAAACTAAATACGAAATTTAGTGAGTATATTTATTATAATGATGAACTTGTGAATATAACCACATTAGTTGATGAAAGTGATTTAATGAGCCCCACATCTTCAAATGATAGAAGTAATGATAATGATAAAAAGGATTCTACCGCATGTGAAATATTGCTTGCCAAAATATATAAAAAAGTAAAATATGCACTACATATTACAGGCACGGCACATTCATTGTTATATAATATAACAACCAGATTAAGCGACCATACTGATATACAAATTAAAATATCAAAGGTTCATAAAATGAAAAGGTCAGATGATTATTATGGATTATTTAATGGTTCTATAAATTTTAACACTACACTTGTTGAATCATGGTGGGATTATCAAGATATAGAAAATCACAAAAAAAAAAAATGTTATGATATTGTTGAAGATTATAATATAAATATAAAAAAAATAATAGAAGAACTACTAAAAAGACCTACAAGTAAATATAATTCGTTATTGATAAGTGAAGAAAAAATAAGAGCTAATCAATTTTGTTTAGTAGATAAAATAATTAAAGATTATCCCAATCTATTTATCATAATATATCATGGAAATTGTTTAAGATTATATGTTTCAAAAAATTATGAAAAGGAAATTAAATATTGGTCTAAATGGGACTCAAAACAATCATCAACAAGTCAAAGATTATGTCAATCGGGAGGAGTATATGGTTCATCTATAGATAATGAAAAATCTGAAAAACTGCCTAATAATTATTGCTATTTCAATATAAATACAAAAATATTAAATATAAAACTTGTTTATAAATTATTAAGAATTTTTTTTGAAAAACACGATACCCCAATTTTATGTAAAACAATTATAACAATAACAGGTAAATATGGAGAAAGGGGATATTCTTTTACAAGCGACGATTATGATAGTTATTCATTACATTTAACAGACCAATATTTTGTGTCTCACGCATCATTAAACTGCACCGACATTTCACAGCGATTACGATTACAAGGAAAATATAATGATTTAGACCTTAAAAATGGAAGTATGAATCTTACTTTATGGACTACTCCTGAATTACAAGATATAATACAGAATTTCTATGTAAAATTTATAAAAGAAATAGAAAAATTTGTTATGGGCTGTGATACTTGGGAAGATATTAAAGATTTATTAGAGAGTATTATAGATAATGGTGATTTTAAGTTTGGTAAATATATGAAATATATTGATGTATCAAAGAAACGAAAAAATTTAAAACTAATTAAACATTATGACAGAAAAAATAATGGTTATAAATTGATTGTTATTGACGATATGAATGATGCCGAAATAAGTGAATGGTGTAAAGAAACTAAATTACCTGATTATATTTGTATTAATGAAATACAAGAAATGAGTATTGATAAATTTATTGATAAATATGGCATATCTACAATTGAAACGCAAGAGTATAAATTAGAAAATGAATTATCAATTGAGTTTGTAAATTATTGTATAAAACAAGCAGAACAACAATTTAAATTAAAATTAAACCCAATTAAACCTGAATGGTTTAAAGATAGAAAAGAAAAAATCAATAATTACTATTGTGAAAGTATTAATGGTAGTAAGGTTCCAATTAAAATAAGTGAGTTAAAAAACAATATAATTCGTTTTAGAAATGAAGATGGTATAAATGATATTCAACGCGATGGAAATAGACGAGTTAATATAGCATATGATGATGATGATAACGCATATATATGTATTTCAGTTAGGAATAAAAATCATAAATCTTTACCAATACTAACAAATGACTATATTAAAAAAACCCCTTATATTCTTGTTGATGATAAAGTAAAATATTCTATTCTTAAAGAAGAATATAAACAACAAAATACTCGCGGATATACAAATGAAAACGGAGATGATTTTATAGAAGATGACAATACTTTTCCAGAAAAGTATTATTGGAAAACTCCTGATGGTTGGTTATATTTGTATGATAAAGATAAACCAGAAATTATTTCGTTAGATATAGTAGCTCCTCTACCTGTTAAAAATGCTATACAAGCAAACATTTCAACAAAACCATTAATTAATAGTGATATATTGTTATTTGCGAATTCGTGTTGTAAAAAAACGGACAAACTAAATTTACGATTTGGATTAAAAGATATATTCAAAATATATGAAACATGGTGTAAAATAAATGGAAAAAAATGTTTGAAAACACAGAAAAAATTTAAAGAGGAGTTTGAAAAAATAAATTATAAAGAAGAAAACAGTAAAGGTATTGATGTAAATAATAAACCAGGCAAACGAGGTTATAATATTATGGTTTCATTATAATTTGACTTAAAAGTTATTTACAAATATTAATAATATGAAAGATTATATTATTAATTCTTTTATTTTACATGATAATAATACACTAATAGATATATATAAATATATAAAGTTTCGTTATGATAATTCAGTTGAAATAAATGATATAAAAACAGAATTAACGAAATTAATTAAAAATGATCTTATATTTTTTCATAACAATAATTATAAATTATCAAAAGAAGGTAATGTAATATTGAACGACCATAAGTATTATTATTCAAAAATTATAATTAATTTTTATAAAAAATACAATAAAAATCACCAAAAATACGAATTAAGAGAGATTAGACAAGAACAAAAACAATTAAGAAATTATTTAATTTCTAATAAAAAACAATTGTGCATAATTTGTGAAAAAAATTTGCCATTATGTTTATTAGAAACAGCACATCTAAAACCAAGATGTATATTAAATAATAATGAAAAAAATGATAAAAATATTGTAGAATTTATGTGTAGATATTGCCACAATCTATATGACAATGGATTTTTAGCTGTTTATAATGGATTATTACAAGTTTCAACATTAATAAATCAATATGATTTACATTATAACAATAACAAACAAATACATTATTACAATTTACAAAATGAAAAATATTTTATTTTTCATTATAATTATATCTATAAAATGGGCGTTTGAAATGAGAAAAAGTGCAAAAAGGATTAAAGATTTTGCGCATATATAATAGTATAATACGGATACGGGTATGTATAGTAGCGAGTCCTCTAATAAAACTTTTACACAAAAGGTTCCGGTGGCTTTGACAAAAACAAATGGCGAAATTATAAAAAATGATGATATATATTATATAAATGATATAAATAATACTATATTTGAAACTATAACTATGGATTATTCTGGGAAAACGCGCGATGAACTGATTGTAATTTGCAAGGAGAAGGGTATCAGAGGATATAGCGGGAAGAAGAAAGATGAAATCGTGAAGCTATTAATGCCAGAATCTTTTCCAGAAAATGAGCCTGCAATAACACAATCGGCTAATTATTCAACATCGGGTAAACTAAATATGATTGATTTATTTGCGGGAACTGGAGCATTTACTCTTGCATTTCAATCAACAAACGATGTTGATATTGTATTTTGTAATGATATGGTAGAACATTCTAAGAAAATTTATGATTATAACTTCACTCATAAGCTTACTCTTAAAAATTTAAATGAAGTTAAAGATGAAGATATACCACCTCACGATATATTAACGGGAGGATTTCCTTGCCAACCATTTAGTATTGCCGGTCTCCAAGAAGGATTTAAAGATGAACGCTCAAATGTTTTCTGGAAAATCCTATCTATCATAGATTATCATCAGCCGAAATGTGTTATATTAGAAAATGTTAAAAATCTTTTGACACACGATGAGAATAAAACATTCAATACTATCAAAAGTAATCTTGAAAGCAGAGGCTATTATATATGCTACAAAGTTTTAAATACATCTGATATTACAGGTATTCCGCAACACAGGGAAAGAATTTATATAGTATGTGTAAAATCTAAGGAGGTATTTGATAAGTTTAGTTTAGAGTTTCCTAAAATTGAGAAGAAGAAAATATCCGAGTTTCTTGAAGAAGACATTCCTGAAAAATACTATTATACTGAAAAATCAAGCACTTGGAATCTTGTAAAAAATAGCGTAGTTAAAAAAGATACTATATATCAATATAGAAGAGTTTATGTAAGGGAGAATAAGAGTAGCGAGTGCCCTACTCTTACTGCAAATATGGGTAGTGGTGGTCATAATGTCCCTCTTATTTTAGATTCTAAAGGCATTCGCAAATTAACCCCGCGAGAGTGTTTCAATCTCCAGGGATTCCCCTTGTCTTACAAATTACCAAATATGAGCGATTGCAATCTTTATAAACTTGCCGGAAATGCTGTATCTGTACCGGTAGTAAATTTAATAGCCAGCAGAATTATTCCATTACTCCGCGCTGAATAAATATGTCTTCAAAATTCCCTTCATATACTTTATTGCAATGAGATTCTATTTGAGGATACAAAGATTCCCAATTTATACGAGGACGCCGACCTTGATTCGTCTGGTCTTCAAATGTTTGGGTTTTATTCATTTTTATATTTCTCCATTCTTCTGAAGTCCTTTTTAATGGAATGCGGTATAGTGTGTAATAGTCGTCAAGCCATTTTCTTGCATCAAGAAAGTATATTACATCCCAATGTGATGATGGCGTAAATGACAGAGGACCGTCACTTGTAAAACATTTGCATTCTTGTATTCCTTCTTTTTCTGATTGTAAATCTCCATTATTGCAATCCCATCGCGATGTCTTATCATTTAATTTATTGTGAATTATGTGTTTAATAATATTCTCGCTTATGTCTTCTGGAATACCAGACATTCTCACCTTGATACCTATGTTTTTTGTCGTATTCAATCTACCAATAAAATACGACTTATGCAATGCATATTGTTCCTTCAGTATTTCCTTAGTATATTTATCTTCCACCATCTCTGCTTTTACTTGATGACTTAGATTTATATATACATCATTATTTATTTTTTCTGTAATAGGGAGCACTGCTTTACTTTGCATTATCGTTTCAATTATAGAGCTCTTATCTTTTCTACTATATCCTTTAATTCCTATTTCTTTACAGATTAAAATTAGAGCTTTAACTGTCATTTTGGAATAGCTCATTTATGATGCTTTTTGAGAATGTATCTTTGTGTTTTAAGCTCACATAATAGACACAATGGCAGGTCAATTTTTACCTAATATATATAAAAATTGATAATTTTAATACCAATGGAGTTTTATACGATTCTCGTTATATAGCCAGAATAGATATATAGATATTATGCCTGTTAAACCTAAAAAGGCTCCAAAAGGTCCTATAATACCTGATGATTATATTTGCCTTCCTTCAGGCCCGATAGCTTGCAAAAAAAGCACCTGCTATTATACAAATTTGTTCTAAAATAATTTAAAAATATAAAAAATTGACGACTATATTTATATATATAATTATCATAAGTCGGCAAAACAATACAGCGTCAGCAAGCAAGTAAGTCTGTGTATCAGCAAGCAAGTAAGTCTGTGTATCAGCAAGCCTATCAACTTATATACAATGTTTGCCTATGATGATAGCTATACATTGAAGATGTATTCTACGAATATTTACAATAACAATAAGGGACTACTCACGAGGTCTGAGTGTATGAAAATTGCACTTGGAATGCTGAAAGAGGACAAGAAGCTTAGAAAGTTCATTCATAACAAATCTATAAATATCAAAAAGAGCAATCCGGATATGTCATTTGCAGAATCTATCCGGACAGCTCTTGATGAATGGAAGAAAATGAAGCAAGGCTCTCGCTAAGCTATCACTAAGCTATCACCAAACCTTTGAAATAGGAAAAGTATGTATTATATATTTTTATATTTTATTTAATATATG